CCTTGCGCACGCCGCACTGAATCGCGTCCCAGATCGCCTTGGACCACAGCGCACCCGACGGCGCCTTGCCGAACGGGACGCGCAGGTAGTTGTAGGTCGCTCCGGTGGCGACGTCGGCGGTGACCGTGAGCGTCGCGCCTTGCTGCATCAGCCCGTTGATGACACCCGGGCCGTCGATCGTGCGCCGGGCGGAGACCAGCAGCTGCACGCCGGTGACGGTCTCGTCGGGCGCGAGATCCTCCATCTCGAAGAGATCGTCGAGCGGTCCGGCACCTGCTTCGTTGTAGGTCGCGTCGCCGTCGGGGGTCACGTCGTCGACGTTCGCCCAGTTGGTCGGCGGCGGCGACGGCGTCCACTGCGTCGACGCGCCCTCGCCGTTGGGCCGCTTGACGACGATCTCGATCGCCCCCTGCCAGGTGTTGAAGGTGTCGCCGTTGTCGACTTCGTCCATCACGATCACGTCGTCGACCAGGGCCGCGGTCGGCGACTGCATCGAGATGCTGCCGATGTCGATCGAGCGCAGCGTCCCGGTGTAGACGCCGAAGATCTGGCGGGTGTCGACGTTGGTCGCGCTGGCGACGGTGACCGTGTCGACGCGGATCTCGATCGCGCCAGTGGTAGCGCCGACCTTGATGTACGCCTCGATCCGCTGCCAGACGCCGACCTGGATGATGTCGGGCGCCGAGAGGCAGATGAAGGTGCCCGGCGCGGCGCCGACGCGCCAGGCGCCGATCGAGCCGTCGGCCTGCACTTGCACGAAGCACTGGCCGGTACTGATCGCGTCGTAGACCGTGAAGAGCGTAAAGCCGAGCGAGGAGACGAACTTGAACGACGCCCCGGCGTAGGCGATCGAGTCGTTGAAGACCAGGCCCGCGCGCACGTTGCAGCCGGTGTAGGCGAGGCCGTGCAGCCCGGCGCCGGTGCCGCCGACCGTGCCCGAGACGTACTTCTGCAGGATGTCAGCGGCTGCGAGGTGATCGCCGCAGGAGTCGAGGAACAGGAGCGCCATCGCTACTCATCATCAGGATCGCCGCCGAGGTACGGGGCCTTGCACGCACCGCCCGCCGGGACCGTGTCGACCGGGAACTCGGCGGAGGCGTCGCAGATCTCGCCGGGGTCGGGCGGCGCGTCCTCGTCAGCCATCAGAACGGCACCCCGAGAATGTGCAGCTTCTCGCCGCTGCTGCCAAGGACCCAGACGTGCGACAGCTTGAGCGGGCCCTCACCGCTGAACTCGAAGACGTAGGGCGCCGGCGGCACCCCGCTGGCGGCAGCGGGCAGGCGCACGCCGTAGGCGCTGGAGGTGACGGCGTTGGTCGCCCCGACGTAGATCGCGCCGGCGTTGGCGCCGTCCGGCTGCAGGTGCAGCGTGCGGTACGGGATGTCGTCCTTGCCGCCGACCGTTTTGTCGGTCAGGACGTCCGAGAGCCGCTGCGCGCTCCCGGTCAACGTGACTGTGAAGTCCTTCACCGCTGCCTCCTACGCCGCCGCCCCGAGACGGTAGCGTGACGCGTAGCGCGCCGTGGCCGCGCCGCCGCCACCTGTGATCGCGCCGGCGTTGTAGTGCGCCAGCGCCTGCGCCGACGACAAGACCGACGGATAGAGCGCCACCTCGTCGAGCCGCCCGTTGAAGAAGGTGCCGGCGCCAAAGCCGAGCGTCCACGTGCCCGTCCCCCACGTGATGGGCCCCGGCGCGAAACCCCCGGTCGCCGCCTGAACGCCGTTGAGGTAGAGCACCATCGTCGGCACCGTGACCGAGCCGTCCCACGTCATCAGCACGTGGTACCAGGTGTTCGCGGCGATGGTGCCCGCGCCCGTCGTGAGGGTCTTGAACGTCCCGTCACTCGCCCGCAGCCGCCAGGTGACCTGCCCCGTGTTGGTCACCACCACCCGCGTGTTGATCTGACTGCCCGTCAGCGCGCCCATCGTCGCCGCGATGCTCGCCGCGTAAAGCCACAGCTCGACCGAGTGCGCGCCCTGCCCGAGGATCGTCTCGATACCGACGGGGTTGGTCACTGTGCCGCTCGCCCCGTCGAGCCCGACCGCCGGGTTGCCGTCGTTGATCGCGCCGGCCTGGTTCAGCGTGAAGCCGCCGTTGTAGGTGCCTGGGTTGGCGCCGATGCTGTCGGTCGCCGTCGTCCCCGAGAGATCGCCGAGGCGGTAGAAGTCGACCGCCCCGTCGGCGGTGACCGTCGAGACGTAGCTCACTGCTCGTCAATCGTCGTCGGGCTGCGGTCCTGCAGCGACGGCGGCTCGGGCGGCGTCTCGTTCGGCTCGAAGCGGTTCGGCAGCGCCGGCAGCCCGGAGACCGAGTTCGGCGACTCGGAGCGTGTGCCGAAGGTCACCGGCGGATCCGGCCACAGCGGGTTGCAGGCGTCGTCGCCGTCCCCACCGTCGGCGTTCGGATCGCTCCCCGAGCTGGGGATGCTGTCGCCCGAGAGGTCCATCGACGAGAGGACCGCGTTGTCCCAGTTGGTTTTCAGATCAGCCATGGTTCACCACAGCGCGTCGACCGTCGCATCGGTCGCGCGCAGATCACGAGTCACACCGACACTCGCATACGGCCACGCGTCCCACAGATCGTCCGGGTACTGCTCATCGTCGCGCAGCGACAGCGCCTGCACGCGTTCGAGGAACTCGGCGCGCTTGGTCTGGCCGAGCGTCGCGTTGAAGTACGGGTTGGGCTTGTCCGGCGTGCCGGGCCACTGCGCCGCCTGGGCGAGCGCGCCGCCGACCAGGATGTCGCCAGCGTCGGCGAGGACTCCGGGAAACGCCGGGCTGCCTTCGTCGAGCCGCGAGCCTTGCGTGTTGTAGACCACCGTCAGGGTCGTCGCGCTGCCGTGCGGGTAGAGCAGGTAGCGCGGCCGCCCGAGCGTCGCCAGCACGGTGGAGGGCGCGGCGGCGACCAGCGCACACACCGGGCCGCCGGCGGTGAGCGCCGGATCGGCGCGAGTGAGATCGTCGAGGGAGCTGTTGAACGAGATCCGCACCTGCCGAGATGGATCGACGACGACGCGGAAGCTGGCGAAGTCGGCCGGCATCGTCACGTCGACGTCGCTGTCGGCGATCGTGAGCGTCGTCTCGCCGCGCATGAAGCCCCAGCGCCGCGCGGCCAGCAGCTGCTTCCACGCGACGTTGACCCACTCGCGGGCGAGAAACGTCGGGGCGGACGGCACATAGAGCCGCACCGTCCGCCAGACGTAGCCGAAGTCATCAGCCATCTCGGATCACCTACGTGCCGATGATCTCGAACTGGCAGCTGAAGCCGGAGAGATCCACCGCCGCCGCGATCTCGGTCGTGCCGTTGAACCACAGGATCTTGTTGGTCAGCGGGTTCCAGATCACGCTGCGGGGATTCGCGCCGTTGGCATCGAGCGCCTGCGTGAAGCTGGCGCAGACGATCGTGCCCAGACCGAAGAGCGCCGGGGTAGCCGTCTCGCCCCCCGTCGTGTAGCTCGACGGCCCCTTCCACCGCGCGACCCGGCGGTTGAAGGAGCCCGAGTGATCGAAGTAGTTGCCGACCGAACGATCCAGCGGCATCGCCCCTCCTCCTACGTGGTCTCCGGCACGTCGAGGTCAGTCAGGACCAGCGCGTCGGAGGCCAGCTTGGTGAGCGGGGCCGAGACGATGCCGAGCGTGGTGTTGGTCGGCGCCGTGCCCGAGGCCACCCGATCCGCCTTGCCGTCAGTCGCCGAGCTGCCGATGATCGAGTCGCCGATCGCGCACGCCGCGACCGAGCCGTCGACCACCTTGACGTAGGCGGGGCCGCCGATCTGCACACAGCAGTAGTTGCCCTTGTCGACCAGCGATCCGAAGCGGCCGGCGACGAGATTGAGGTTGGTGCGCGCCGTGGTGACCAGGTAGGTCGACTTGTCCGACCAGTACGCGACCGCGCCGGGGTACGGCGAGACGGTCATCGTCGAGTCGGTCTTGACCAGCTGGTAGCGCTTGCTGCGCCCGACGGTGAGCGGGCTGCCGCGCCCGGTGGGCTGGACCACCGTGAAGCGACTGCCGAGCAGGCCCGGCGCGAAGAGGGTCGGCGTGTTCTCCCGTTCGGGATCGCCCGACTGGAGATAGATCGCAGGATTCTCCCAGCGGTTCGGCATCGCGCTACCCTCCAATGCCGAAGAGCACGCGCGAAAGCCTGAGCGCTTTCACGGTGAGGTTGCCGGCGTAGAGGATCTGTCCCGACACCTGGTTGTCTTCGCGCGCGCCCTTGAAGCCGGTGAAGCCGAAGGCAAACTTGCGCGACTGCGCGATGTACAGCCGGATGTAGGCGTCATCCCCCTGTGGCCCGAAGTTCAGCCACCAGAAGGTCTCGTTGTTGGCGAAGTAGTTGCCCAGGTCGTCGTCGTTGACGCCGTCGGCGCCGGGGCAGTACTGCGACATCATGATCGTCGCCTTGTCGAACTTCAGCCCCGGCCACGCGATCTCGGGCTGCGTCGTGTCGATGATCTGATGCGGCAGGAAGTTCTCGGCGATGTACCCCATGCAGCGGTTGGTCGTGATCCCGGTGCCCGGCGCCTCGTTGCCGATGATGCAGCTGAAGTAGCTGTGGCGCAGGACCCGGTACGAGATCGGAGACCCGCCCAGGTTCGCCGCGATGAGACCGGTCGGCGGGTTGAGCGCCGGCGCGACGTCGGCGCGCGTCTGGCCGCCGTAGCTCGGGAACACGTTCCCGGTCCACGTCGCATCGCCGCCGGCGGTGAGCGCCTCTTCGAGCCCGTTGATCTCGGAGCTGCGATCGTCGCCCGCGATCGGCTGGCCGTGGTGGAACGCAGCGATCTCCAGGATCGCCGACATGGTCAGCGCTGCCTGCGACATGTCGGTCCGGATGACCGAGAACGCCGCCCGCGGGCCCGCCATCTCGACTTCCAGATCTTCGAGGAACTCGGTCACCGTGACCTGGTAGTAACGCGGCCCGAAGAGCAGGCCGGTGCGCGTCTGCCGGCGGGTGATATCGAAGGTCGCGCCCTTCTTGTACGAGCCGCCTTTCATCGGCTTGTACATGAAGTTTTCTTGAATCTGCGGGCCGATCCACTTGCGGTTGAATCGCGCTTTGGCCATCGCGATGAGCGGGCCCGCCTTGAAGTAGCCATCGACCACACCCGGTTCGATCTCCTTGGTGACGGTCGTGTTGACATCGTCGAGCTGAATCGGCACAGGTGCCTCCTCCTAGCGCCTGCGAGTTAGGCCCCGCGCGCCGCTTGCAGCCGCTCGTACTCCGCGACGGCAGAATCGAGCGTGTGCGCGGCGGGACCGTCTTTCGTGGTGAGGACATCGAGCGGCGAGGATTCGGAGCGGAGCGGGAACGGGTGCGTCGCGGACGCCTTGTTCCGCTCCGCGAGCCGCTTCTCGACCTCGTCGTTGATGCGCTTGTCCTCGGCTTCTTTGTGCTTGGCGGCGAGTCGTTCGCCGTACTTCTCCCGGTAGGCGTCGTCGAGCGAGAAGATGCGCCCCGGCTGCCCGGCGATCGGACGACCGACCTTCGGGTTCTGCGCGATCTCCAGGGCGTTGAGCGGCTCGCCGAACATGGCGTAGTGCTGCCCCGCCTGCGTCGCGATGAACGAGCTGATCGCCACCAGGTCACGCCCGGCGGTGTCGACCATCTCGCGCACCTGGTCGGCGGTGATCGCCGCGGTCGACGCGCTCGGTGACAGGACCTTGTCGGGCTCCTTCACCACCGGGGCGCCGCCGCCGCCCTTCTCCCGCAGCTCCTTCGCCTCGTCGAGCGCCCCCTTGTTGACGTCGTACCAGGCGTTGAGGCGCTCATAGTGCTCGTTGAGCGCTTTCTCCTTGTCCCGCAATCCGTCCATCGACTTGCTGTAGTCCGTGCGGGCCAGCGTGCCGTCGCCCAGGAGGACGACCGCATCCTTCGCCTCCGCGGCGTCAAAGATCGCCTTCGCCTGTGCGCGCTGCTCTTCGGGGAGCTTGGCGAGCACGCCAGCGAGGAACGACTGACCAGACTCAAACGCGCCCATCTGCGCACCTCAGAAGCGTCGAGGCCAGCGCACCAATCACCCTCTGTCACCAGGCGAGGTGGGGTACGCCTCTCTCCGCGAACGCGGACCGACCTACACCGCACCCGGGCCCGCGACGCCCTGGTCGATGCCACCGCCTGGAAACGCGGGACCAGGCGCGGTGGGAGAGACGGGGCCCGCACCCGAGGACATGAGATCGGCGAGGTACTGCTGAATCATGTCTTTGATGAGCGCGAGCTGTGGACCCTTGTCGGGCGTCACCTGCGCCCAGCTGTCGAGCAGCTGCGAGACCGACTGCGCCGATTGCGTGATGCCGGTCAGCACCTCGGGCGGCATCTGCGTCGTCGGCAGCTGCGAGGCCAGCCCGCCGAGCGAGAACCCGCCGCCGCCACCACCCGGGGTCGCCGGCCCCATCGGGGTCGGTGACGGCGGTGGGCCATCGAGCGCCGTGGAGCCGGGCGACGGGCCGACGCCGGGGATCGAGGGCGAGTACATCAGCGCTTCCCGCCGGCGAGCGGCTTGGCGCCCTGCATCGTCTTGCCGGTGGCGGCCGCCTTGTTGAACTGTTTGGCGCCGTACTTCTTGCGGCCGATCGCTGCGGCGACGGCGCCGGGATCGCGGACGCCGGGATCCTGCGCGACGTCGGCCTTGACCTTGTCGAAGCCCTGGTAGCCCATTAGCGCTTGCCTCCTCGCAGCTGGCGCGGGTTGCTGAGCGGTTTGGTTGGCGGCGTCGGCTTGGTCGGCGTCGTGGGCGTGGTCGGCGTCGTCGGTGTCGTCGGGCGGCCCGAGAACTTGCGGGCGAGGTAGTCGTGCGCGTCGTCGTAGAGATTCATCACCTTGTCGCCGGCCGCGCTCAAGGTGTCGATGATCGGCCCCTGCATCAGCCCGCGGATGTTCGCCTTGAGGTCGTCGATGTCATCGGCCATCAGCGCTTGCTCAGCGACCGCCCGGGCGCGCTCGCCTTCTTGCCCTCCCACTTCTGCGAGCCCGGCTTGCCCTTGTTGATCGACGCGTAGAAGACCCGCTCACCCTTGTCGGCGCCGTACTGCGACTGCATCGACGACAGGACTTTCTGCCCCGAGCTGGTCAACGGCATGACGAGCTAGCGTCGGGGGAGAATGGGGGAGCGTCAAGATCCCCCTCGGCCGAGTGAGCGGAGTGGGATCAGCGCGACGGCCGCGGGTGGCGAACCTGCTGGCGCAGATCCCAGGCGAAGTTGGCCAGCGCGGTACGGACGGCGTCGGGCTGGTCGGCGGCCGCCTGGCCCAGCAGCTCGGCCACCTTGGTGAGCACCTGCCCGATGACGAAGTCGCTCTGCGGAAGGTAGCCGAGGTCGTGGTAGAGCGCGTCGATGCCGGAAGCGATCTGCGTCATAGCGGCTCCACAGGGCTGCCGTTACTGGCGGAGCTGGGTGGGCGATCTCGCGGGATGTAGAAGTAGAACGCGAGCGGCTTACTGAGCTGGCCGATCGCGTAGCCGGTGACGGTGCCGATGAAGGTGGCGGTGGTCGGATCGGTCAGGTTCACCTTGCCGATGAGCGCGAGGAAGACGATGCCGAAGAAGCCGAGCGTCAAGACCACCGCCATCACGTGGCCGGTCACCGCCTTCCACGCGTCGAGCTGCTCGGCCGGCGTCCGCGGCACGAGGTCACCGCTTGCGGGTGGACGCCGCCCGCCGCCGCACGGCCGCCGTCTCCAGGGCCAGCTCGGTCGTCATGAGGCGCTCGGCGAGCTTGTCGACACGCGCTTCGAGACGCGCGAGGCGCTCGGCAAGCTGCTCGTCACGCCGAGCGCTGGCGCGGGCGTTCCGCATGGTCGCGTCGGCCGGGTTTCTGGTCGCCATCAGAACCGCCATTCACTGTTCCAGCCAGACGGCATCACGACCGTGACGACGTTCGACCGCTCGCGCACGCTGGTGACGACGCTCTGATCGCGACCGTTGCCCGCCGAGACGAAGAAGGCCATCGTCTCACCGACGGTCGGGCGGTGCTGGTAGAGCGGGCCCCAGCGCGAGGAGTACGCCCAGTCGCGCGGGAAGTCGTCGGTGAAGGTCCCCTCGGCGCCGGTCGACTCCCGCCCCTGCCACATCTGGATGAACGCCGCCGCCGCCCACACGCCGTTGATCTTGGCCAGCGCCCAGACGGTGTACTGGTAGTTGTCGCTCGGGTTCGACGGGTTGCTCGGCCACTTCCACGCCTCGGGCAGCGCGCGATCGAAGCCGAACCCGATCCCGGGGCGATCGCCGCCGGGGCCCGGGTGCATCGAGACGCCGGTCACCTTCACCGTGATCGGCCAGCCGGCGATGTCAGGCGGCGAGGAGTAGACACCGGCGGAGGCGAGGTTGATCATGTCGCTGCCCGCGGGCGGTTGCGGCTGTCCGCCGCCGCCGGTATCGGGCGGTTGGGGTTGGCCGCCCCCACCGCCTCCCGCGGGCAGTTCGAGCGGGACGAGCGAGCCGTCGGGCATGACCTGGTAGAGATCGAATTGCTCCCACCCGCCGACCGCGGTGCGGTTGGCGACCAGCGGCAGATTCGCGTTGAGGTTCCTGTCGGCGCAGACGAAGTGATCGTTGGCCACAGCTTTCAGCGCGATGCGCAGCGGCGTCCCCATTCAGCTCCTCCTCACTTCTTCGACTCGGTGATCGTCGAGCGGCCGTCAGACTTGGTCTCCTGCTGCGGCGGCTCCTGCCCGGTGGCCTTGCGCCCGACCGGGGAGACCGTCTGCCCGATCCCCATCTGCGCCTGCGCCTGCAGCCGCTCGGTCACCGTCACCGGGATGCGCACTTCGAGGATCTGCCCCGAGGATTGGTCCATCGTGAAGGTGCGGCCGGAGGCTTGATCGGTGTACTGCGGCATCGGCGAGGCGCCGGCGAGCACGGCCTGCATCGCGCCGGGGGTCTGCTGCAGCTGCTGGTAGATCTGCGCCATGGCGTCGGGCGGCGGCGGGGTGAGCGGCTGCAGCGGCACGGCGGGCGGCGCGCCGACGTTGGGCGTCTCCAGCGTCTCGTGCAGCGACCAGAAATCGTAGTAGCCCATGCGCGCCAGCTGCACGCGCATCATCTTGCGCTCGGTCGCGTCCATGGCGAGGACCGTGTTCGGCGCGACGATGAAGATGAACTGCTTGTGGAAGTACTGCGCCCGCTGGTCGCGCGTGGTGATGTCGGCGTCCAGCTCCGGCGTGTAGCCGGGATCGTTCGGGTGGAGCGCCGGCACGAAGCTGTCGGGATCGAAGTCGAACTGGGAGAGCATCTGCCCGCCGGTGCCGAGCACCTGGATCCGCTTGGCGGCGCTCAAGAACTGGAAGTAGTTGATCTTCACCATCTCGGAGAAGTCGCGCAGGAAGAGTTCGACCTGGCGCGCCTCGGAGCGGATCTCGGGCGTGAGCGCCTCGTAGTACTTCTGGATGGTGTCGGCCGCCGGCATCTGGCGCAGCTGCAGGAGCGCTTGCAGGTTCGCCGTCCCACTAAGGTCGGTGAACTTCTGCGTCAGCTTGTCCCACAGCTCGATCCCCATCTGGATCACGCCGGGCGGTGGGCCCTCCTCCTTCTTCCACGGATCGCCGAAGCCGGGCGTGATCTTGACGCGCTTGCCCGGCCGGCGCGGATCCATCAGCTTCATCGTGGCTTCGCTGACGGCGTTCCGGTTGTAGACGATGTCGGGGTTGAGCCACTGCGCGAGCGCCAGGCGGACGTCCTGCACCGTGTCGTTGATCGCATCCTGCAGCGGCAGGAGATCGTTGAAGAGCGGGATGCCGAGGAACTGCCACGGCACCGACCACAGCTTCATCCGGCAGAACGGGTACATGCCGTGCCAGTAGGTGTTCGGGCCGTCGTAGACGATCGCGTCGTCGGTGGCGACGACCAAGCGGCCGCGCGGATAGAGCGGCTCCTTCGGCTGCACGACGTAGGCCCAGTTCGATCCGGGCGTGCCCATCGGGATCGGCTGGCCGGTCAGGTTCCGGGTGCGGTCGCGGAAGTAGGCGCGGTAGAGGACGAGCGCGCCGGCGCGGGCCTTGCGCAGAGTCGCCGCGGTGCCGCCGAAGGCGATCGAGTCGAGCGGATCGGCGGGCGAGATGAGACGCGAGAGGCCGGTGCGGAAGCGGCCCATGACGCGGCCGAGCATCGTGTCGGTCGAGGCGCGAAAGAGGTGCGCCTTGGTCGGATACATCCCGCGCAGGACGTTGACCGTGTGCTCTTCGCGGAAGCAGACGCCTTCCCAGGTCTGCGGCGAGCGGCCGAAGGATGGGCGCAGCGGCAGGGTGTCGCGGGGATCACGCGCGCTGAGCGCATGCGCACCGCCGAGCGGCACGTGCGGATCCCAGTCGATGACCAGATCGCCTGTCCCGCCGGCGAGCGAGTACTTCACGCAGTCGCCGAGGTCGAGGTCCATCATCGTCGTGATCCACTCGGCCATCAGGTACTGGTTCAGCATGTTGGCCTGAACCTGGTACTCGGGATTCGACTTCCAGCCGGCGACCGGCTTGAGGTCGGTGATCGCCGAGACGTGCGCCTGCATCGCCTTGCGCGTCTCGTTGACGGTGACCGAGGGGAGGTACTTGAGGCGCAGCCGCTCGGCGGTCAGCTGCTCGCCGACGATGTAGGACTGGGCGCGGCTGATCAGATCGTAGGAGGGATCGGCGCGGTTGATGAGATCGCCCTCCTGGATCCACTCGCGCAGCCAGTTGAGCACCTTCGGGTCGCCGGTGAGGAGACTGTCGGCGGTGGTGCGCGGGAGGTCGAGGACGCCGGACGGAGAGTAATCAGCCATGCGACGGTGACTCTGAGTGATCGGGTAGACTCAGGGGATGCCGACCGACAAAGAGCGCGAGATCCTGAAGTTGATGTACGACCTGCACCTCGAACATCTGCATCATCAGGGGCAGATGATCATCGCCCTGCGCCAGACGCTCGACGGCGTCGCCAAGGCCGTGGAGGGGGCCGAACGCTCGCACGAGATCGCCGTGCGGATCATGAAGGCGACCGGCGAGCTGATGGGCGTCCACTAGCTACTTCCCCGTCCACGGCAGCGAGTCGAGCGCCGCCGGCGAGCTGTCACTCACGCCCGGGCCGTACTCCGCCTCGGGCTCCTCAGTCGAGCGGCGCAGGGTCTGGCCGAACCGCTTCGCCGCCTCCGGCGTCGGCCGCTCGCCACCGTCCCACTTCGGGTGGAGGCTGTGCACGTCCCAGTTCGAGGCGTCCTGCGAGTAACGGCGCCAGACGAGCGGCTGCCCCTCGCCGTCACGGTAGCGCTGCTCGGAGTCGCGTTCGATGTCGCGCAGCTTCTTGAGCGAGTCGACGGTGACCAGGTTGTTCTGGCCGTCGCGCGTCTCGAACTCCTGGAACGGCTCGTAGGCATCCATGCGCCCGACCTGCGGGATCCAGGCGGTCTGCTTGCCGCAGTGGAAGGGCGCGCCGGCGGTCGCCCCGATCGCGATCGGGACGTTGACGTCAACCAGGACCTGGCCGCAGACCTGGCAGAAGAAATCGTGGAGTGCCATCAGCGGGACTCCCGCGCCCGGCCGCGCACCTCGATCGGCCGCAGATCGCAGAGCACCAGCACGCGCACCGGCGGGACGTCCGCCTTCTCCGGGTCGTCCTCCTTCGGCATCACCGGGCCGACGGCATCCGCGCGATCGTCATTCGGCACTTTCAGGATCGCCATCGCTAGCCGCCCTTGTGGAACAGCTCGTCCTGGATGCGATCCACGACGGCTTTGATCTCCTGCTCGATCGTCCGCCCGCGTTTGGTCGCCCGGTGCTGCAGCTCGTGCAGCTGCCCCGGCGTGAACGGGATCCGCACGTCGCCGATGCGGATCGAGCCGAGACGATCGACCGCGGCGATGAGCGCGTCGGGGGAGGCGATCGATCCCAGGCCGAGGCGATCTTCGAGCTGGCGGCAGACGACCGGCGTGAGCGCGAGCTGCTCGGGGCTGACGACTTCGTAGTCGGTCGGGAAGCGCACCGGCTTCACCAGGTCGACGGTCAGGCTGCCGCGTACGATCCGGATGTCGCCCGGGTAGCCCTGCACCCGCTCGCCGCTCACCAGGTCGATGAGTTCCGGCTGGTCGAGCACGATCGCCTGCAGACCGGAGGCGCGCCGGCGCACCTGGACGCGCGCGCCGCGCGGCGGGATCGTCTCGGCCTTCGGCGGGAAGGCGACGGCGGGCGGCGGCTGTTCAGGCCCGTGACCGTTCGTCGAAGTAGAGGCCGCCGCTGTCGTCGGTGAGATCGTCGAGCGCCGTTGATCGCTCGTCGAGGAGTAGTGGCGTGTCGTCGGGCTCTGCGGCATCTGCTTCCTCCGCTGTCGCGGCGCTGTTGCGCCAGTCGCGCCGCGGTTGGGCGGCGACCTTGGCCTGCTCGGCGAGCGCCTGCTTGCGCCGGCGCCGCTCGGCGATCGGCTCGATCTCACCGCCGGCCAGCCGCCAGGCGACGTAGTAGCCGATCGCCGCCGCCATGATCGCGTCGTCGTGCTGGCCGCGCGCCGCTTCGGCTTCGCCGATTGTCGAGGCGGTGATGAGGTGACGCAACTCCCCCCTGGTCGTCGGGCTGTTGAGGATGAAGTCGGGCGTCGCGGTGGCGGGATCGAAGGCGGTGATCGCGCCGTGGAAGCTGGCGAGGAGCAAGGGGCGCGTGCGGCGGGAGGTCATCCAGCCGATGCGGGTCGAGTAGCGCCGCTCGGGCGAGGCGGCGTCGGCGTACTCCCAGATGTAGAAGCTGGTGTAGCCCAGATGCAGCTGCAGGGTGTCCTGCGTCGCCAGGCCGTGACTGTTGGTCTCGATCGCGGCCAGCGCCTCAATGCCGTCCTGGTCGCGGTAGTAACGGCCGATGGCGTCGCAGATGAAGGCGAGCGCCTTGGGGTCGAGCACGTTGGTGCAGTACTGCGCCACCTGCTCGGCCGGATCGTCCATCGTCGGGTAGCGGATGATGTCGATGACCGAGTAGTCCTGCCCCAGGCCGTCAGAGACGTCGACCGCCATCACGTAGCGCCGGGGCCCGCGGGTGCGCGGGTACTCCCAGATCGCGAGGACCGAGTCGCGCAGGGACGGGAGCGCAGCGAGATCGGACTTCGAGAGCCGGCGGAAGCCGTAGCCGGGCGGCACCGGCTGCGTCACGTGGGCGAGCGGCGAACCTTTCGGCGTCAGGTGCGGCACCAAGGGCGGCACGACTTTCTTC